AAGCTGCTCCAAGGTAGGAATGGAGTTCGGAAATGCCGTCCCTCCGTCCCAAACACTAGACACCGCTTGACAGTGGCAGGCCTGCGCAAAATTGGCTCGAAAATGGTCGGGCAATGCCCAGCCTGTGCCGAGTTAGGTGGGGACAAGCAGCGTAATCACCTCGTTGTCCAGGCAGACGGGAGGTTTGGTTGCGTTATCCACCCCGGCGCCAGTGGCAAGGCACACAGACAACGCATATTTCAGCTTATAGGAGACAAAAGCGGCAAGGGGAGGCAGAACTTGCCCGCAACACCATTAGACATCTCACTGTTATGACAGTAACAAACACAACGAAACTACTATCAGAGGCACCGTATCTTGTGAAGATAGGCGTGCAGCGTGGCTGGCTATCGTATCCCAAGGGCATGGCGTTCAAGGAGGACGGCACGCCGGACCCGGTGATGCAGGATGAGCCCGAAGTCACTGAGCAGAGGCACACACCCGACCTGGCTCGCAAGGCCTACGACCTGCGGGACCGCGGCCTGTCACTGAACGACGTAGCCACGGCCTGTCAGGTGCCCCGAGGCAGCGTGGTCTACCTCATCACCAAAGGCCATGAGCTCTACCTCGCAAGCCAACGGAAGGACATTGAACCATGACCGCAAACAAGGCAGAATCCCCACAGATGGAAGATCCATTCATTTACGCACCGCAGCCGACCAGTAAGGTGCAAGGCATAACCCAGGCAGGCACCAGGCCTTCCATCCATGTCTCGCTGTACGCCTACGGTGGCATTAGTGCAGCGTGCATGATGTCCTGGGTCGATCTGACGGCCACGTTCGCCCGCAGCGACAGGCAGACCGATCTGCGCACCATCCGGGAGGATGCACTGATCAGCCGGTCCCGGTGCCGTGCCACCAAGTGGTTCCTCGACTCAGGCAAGGATGTGTGGATCCAACTGGATCACGACATCGAGTTCACCGCGGCCGACGTCATCCGCATGGCCGAGCTGGCCCATGAACACCAGGCAACCGTCTGCATCCCCTACTCCTGCCGCTCACTGCCCGCCAGGCCGGCCCTACGCCCGAAGGTGGAGCACCTGCAGGCCCTGAAGCACCAAGTGAACGACGCTGAGTGCGCCTCCGAGCTAGTGCCCATCACCATGTTCGCATCGGGATGCCTCGCAATCCCCCGTAAATGCCTCCTGGCGACGCTTGAAGCACTGGAAGGGTCAGGAGTGCAGAACCCATACAGGATCGACTGGTGCGAGGATGTGCGCGTGGAGCGCTTCCCAACCCTGTGGATGCCCCTGGCCATGGAATCCATGCCCGGCAAACTCGAGTATCTCAGTGAGGATTACGCCGCTGCAGTCAGGATGACCCTGGCCGGAGTGAAGCACTACTCCATGAAGCCCAAGAAACAGCTCAACCACTGGGGAGAGTTCCCCTTTAGCTTTGCGCCTTATGCCGGATGAGAAGCCAAAGAAGAGGCCGAGTCTGAAAGATGTGGGCGCTGCTGCTGGAGTTAACCATCAGTACGCCCAAAGAGTGCTTTCCGGGAAAACCAACGTCCCAGCAGGAGTCAAAGAGAAGGTCCTGAAGGCCTCTCAAGAGCTTGGATACATGAAATCCGAGCATCCGGGTCAGCATTTTAACTCCAAGCTAACCCAAGAGCGTGCCGATGCGGTTGTTGAAGGAATCATCGAGAACAAGTCGTTGGAGAAGATCGCAGAAGCCACTGGGTTGTCTCCGCATACAGCGTTTAAGCTGATCCGCGGGGTCAAAGTGCCGGTGGATTACCCCGAAACCGAAGATGAATGGCGCAAGGACGTCACTGGGTTTCTGGAGGTTGCGATCTGGAAGGGCACCAAGCGACTGGCTGAATCCTCTATTATGTTGATCGACGATCGTACCTTACCCATCAGCGTGGGCGTGCTCACGGACAAATTGGCGGTCATCAAGGGCCAGCCCACCAGCATCCACCTCGCCATGACGGCCTCTGTGAGCCACCGCGACCTCATGAAGGACCTGAAAGAGCGTGATGTGACCCCCGTGAACGACGAGCAGACGCCCGACCTGGTTTAGGTAGTGGCCCAAAATGTCCTACCCCTACCGCGGCAGCACCATCGAAAACCACGTATTTAGGCCTGTTTCAAGCACTCATGCCTACAATAGCAGTTATATTCACTTCGACGCTCAAACACGCAGCAAACCCCTGCAAACATTGATCGAAACGCACGTCAACACCCCTCGGCAGACCCAATGTCCTACCCCGTTACACAAGGCAGACACCAGGCCGCCCGGGCCCCCGGGGGGAGGGGGTCGGGCATTCCGCGGCGACGGTAAAAGTCGACGGGTTCCCCAAAACGAAAAATATTGATAAATGAGCCAACCCATCTGCCTCACCTGCTCCAAGCCCTTCGAGATCATCAAGCAGCGCGAAGGCCCCAAGCAGAAGCGCTTCTGCACCGAGGCCTGCAACACCATTTGGTGGAACGATCAGCCGCAGCACCCATTCCTACCCAAGATCGACGCCTCGCACCCCCGTGCACTCGAGTTGAAGCAGAAGCGCACCCAGCTCGTGCTGCTCGAAAAAGCCGACCCCTACACCTACGGCTTCATCCCGGACCACTGGGAGGTCGCCAACACCGAGTTCCAGGCCACCCAGGAGCTCCTGATCTCCGGCGGCAACCGCGCAGGTAAAACCCTCTGGGCCGCCCGCCGGGTAGTCCAAACCCTTCTTGAGAAGGAAAACGCATCGGTCCTCTGCTGCCACACAAGTCACGCCACATCGGTCACCGTCCAACAGCCCGCGATCTACAACTACCTGCCCGTCGCCCTCCGGGCCACCAAGAAGGGCCGCATCCACTACCTGAACTACAGTCGCAAAAACGGCTTCACCGACGGCTCATTCATCCTGCCCAACGGATCACGCTGCGACTTCCTGAACTACACGCAATCCGAGAACACCATCGAGGGCCGCGAGGCCGACCTGATCTGGTGCGACGAATTAGTCCCTCAGTCCTGGGTGGACACACTGCGCTACCGCCTGATCACCCGCCGCGGCAAGCTCCTGGTCACCCAGACACCCCTCGAAGGCGTAGCATCGGTCTACAAGGAGTTCACCGCCGGCTCCTCAATCTCCGCTTTCCACGACGCCGAGCTCATCAAGGGCAAGCAGGCCCTGCCCACCTGGCCCCTCGGCAAAGCAGCCCGCACCATGGTGCAGCCCCAGACCAACCGTCGCACCGTGTTCTTCTTCTCGGAGGACAACCCGTACAACCCCTTCGACGAGATGAAGAGCAAGCTCGTCACCTCGCCCATGGGCCAGATCCTGACCCGGGCCTACGGCTGGGCCTCGGACAACATCGGCAAGGCCTTCGCCCGTTTCCGCCCGGATATCCACTGCATCCCATCATCCAAAGTGCCCCCCGGCGGCACCCTGTACATGGTCTGCGACCCCGCCGGCGCCCGGAATTGGTTCTGCCTCTGGCTCTTAGTCTACGAGGACGGCAAGCGCATCGTTGTCCGCGAGTTCCCGGACTTCAGCAACTACGGCGAATGGGCCCTGCCGTCTGAAAAGCCAGACGGCAAGCTCGGCCCCGCACAAACCCTCGATGCCGGCCGGTCAATCTCCGAGTACCGCGCCCTCTTCCGCCAGATCGAATCCGACCTCGGCTACGGCGAGCCCGTGATGCGCCTGATCGACCCCAAGGCCGGCGGTTCCCCCGCTCTCTCCGAGGCCGGCGGCACGACGCTCATCGACCTCCTGGCCGAGTCCGACAACCCCCTGGACGAGCCCATGGCATTCATTCCCGCACCCGGCGTGCCCGTCGACCAGCGCACCAGCGCCATCAACAGCCTCCTCTCCTACGACGCCACCCAGCCGCTCACCCCGCTCAACGAGCCCTCCCTCTATATCACCGACAACTGCGCCAACCTTACCTACGCACTCTCCGAGCACACCGGCCGCGACGGGCAGAAGGGCTGCACCAAGGACCCCATCGACTGCCTGGGGATGCTTTTGGTCTCCGGTCTTGCGTTCGTAGGCCGCGGGGGCTTTGATTGTCGCGGCGGCGGCGGATACTAAACCATTTCACTATGCAAGGAGATTCCTACAAGCAGGCAACCGACGTGATGGCACGGGTCGGCGACGAGCCCAATGTCAGCGCACTGACCGAGGAGCTGCGGCGCTCGGCCACCGACTACGGCGTCTTCGCCCGTGTCGAGAATGCCGAGAATGTGCGCTACTGCCGCTGGCCTGGGCAGACCGACGACGGCAAGAAGTGGAATGATGCCAACCGCAACAAGCCGGCCTTCCCCTGGGACGGGGCCTCCGACACGCGCATCCCGCTTGCCGACGAGGTGATCAACGGCCTCGTCGACCTCTGCAGTACCTCCTTCTGGCGCTCGATGCTCCGCGTCAGCCCCACCAACATCAGCCAGCTCGATCAGGCCGTCACCGCGCACAACCTGATGGACTGGACGGTCAACGCGAAGATGTACAACGACCTCACTCGCGAGGTCGAGCTGCTCTCCCAGTACCTCTGGACCTACGGCTGGGCCGGCGTCCACGTCACCTGGCAGCAAGAACTCGGGCAGCGCGAGCAGTACCTGACCATGGACCAGATCATGGCCCTGGCCGCCCAATCGCCCGCGGACTCCATCCTGGCCGACCTGCCCAACCTCATCGCCAATCCAGAGGCCGACGACCAATCCGCGGAGCTCCTGCTCTCGGCCTTCCCCAACCTGCGCAAGCGCCGGGCCCTTAAGGCCATCCGCGACCTGCGCACCGATGGCGAGTGCGAGTTCCCCATCCCCACGATGGTCACGAACAAGCCCATGGTCGCAGCCCTGGCGCCCTACGACGAGCTGGTCTTCCCGCCCGAGACCACCGACATCCAGTCCGCCCGGGTGGTCTTCCGCCGGTTCTACATGACCGAGGCCCAGCTCCTGAACAAGGTCGAGACCGAGGATTGGGACGCCGAGTGGGCCCAGGAAGCCATCAACACGATGGGCCGTTTCAGCGACTACTCGGCCTACACCTACGCAGCCGTCGGCCTGGCCGAGAACAGTATCCTCGACCGCGAGAACCTGATTGAGGTGGTCTACGCCTACCAAAAATCAATCGACTCCGACGGTATCCCAGGCGTGTTCTACACCGTCTTCAGCCCCCAGGTCAGCGACAAGTGGGGCTACTTCGAGGCCTTGGACTACGCGCACGGCCAGTATCCCTTCGTCATCTGGCGCTCCGAGCTGATCCACCGCCAGATCACCGAGAGCCGCGGCGTGCCCGAGGTCTGCTCCACCTGGCAGCACGAGGTTAAGGCCCAGCGCGACAGCATCTTCGACTACACGTCCCTGGCCACTCTCCCGCCCATCGAGGTCCCGAAGACCCGCGGCGGCAACCTGAAGATCGGCCCGGCCATCCAGATCCCTGTCCTTCGCCGCGGCGAAATCGGCTTCCTGCAACCGCCCGCACGCGAGCCCGGCGTTGCCTTCCAGCTGATCGCGGCCATCGAGGCCCAGACCGACCGCTACTTCGGCCGCCCGACCGAGAAGGTCCCGCCAGTCATCACCCAGATGCGCCAGCAGCGCCTGATCAACAACTGGCTGCACGGCTGGACCGAGGCCTTCCGCCAGGTCCTTGCCCTCACGCTCCAATACATCGGCCCCGCCGAGATCCAGCGCATTACAGCCTCGGCCACCCCGCTGCCTCCCGACATCCAGGACTTCGATGTGATGCTGAAGTTCGACATCCGCGAGCTCTCCACCGATCTGGTCACCGAGAAGCTCAAAGCCATCTCCACCCTCGTCCTGCCCCTCGACACCGCCGGCGTCATCGACCGCGCCAAGCTGATCTCCGTCGCCCTCCGGGCCATCGACCCGACCCTCGCCAGCGAGCTGGTCATGCAGCAGGGCCCCGCCGCGCAGAAGATGTTCAACGAGACCAACGACGAGATCGCCCTCATGAGCCTCGGAAACCCGCCCCAGCTCCGGGAGAACGATCCCACCGCGCCCATGCGCCTGCAGTTCAGCCAGCAAGTTTTGCAATCCAACCCGAAGTACCAGGCCCAACTTCAGCAGGACCCGCTCTTCCAGGCCAACCTGCAGAAGTACATTGAGAACCTGCAGTTTAGCGTGCAGCAGCAGCAGAACGCCATCACCGGCCGCCTCGGAGTCCAATGAAACTGAACGACGAACAACTCTCGGAGGCCCTCTCAGTGTCCGAGGAGCACCCGGTGCTCAAGGCCATGGGCCAGGTCATCGACGACACGCTACGGGACGAGGTGCACAGCGCCATCCTCCCATCACTTTCCGCGGAGGACCGTGCCTACAACGCAGGCCGTGCAGCCGCGATCAAGGATCTCATCGCACAAATCAGTGCGTTAAGAAACGGGAGGGAATTGACTTCCGGTCAGTTCTAGGCTCTCACTCACACAACGGCTTCTTGGTTGGCCTTAAACAACCCTGGCGCAGCATACCCGGCTTGCAGGGTCTAAAAGCATGGACATCCCGACGAATACACAGGAAGCGAAACCTGCCCAAAACACGGCACAGCCCCCAATCAACCCGATGCAGTTCGACGAATCGGCGTTGGCCAAGCTACTGAAGACACGATTCAGCGGGGAGGAAGACAAGGCGTCAGCCGTCGAGCGACAAGCGCCGGAGCCGGAAGCCACTTCAGTGGACGATCAGGCCGAGGATGCGGAGCCGACCGCAGAACAAACGGATGCGCAGGCCGAGTCGCCTGAGCAGGATGTTCTTTCCGAGACCGAAGAGAACAGCGACGAGGAATCGCTGGGATACCGCAAACGCATCGACAAGCTCACGCGCCAGAAGAAAGAGGCGCTGGAGAAGGCCGAGGCGCTCGAGCGGGAGCTCAACGACGCCAAGACCAAGCTGGAGCAGACCAACGACAGGCCAACCGCGGTGCAGTCCGCTGCAGACCCGTTTGCCGATGTCTGGGAAGTGTCGAAACTCAACGATGAGTGGAGCAAGGCCCGGAATCTTAAACGGTGGTGCGAGGACAACATCGACGGCTGCGAAGTAGAGGGCAAGGAGTACAG